TGGGTAACCCTTAAAGCTACCCACCTTTTAATTAGATAATGAAAGAAGCAATCTCATCCAAGAAGGCTACGTTCACACCCATCTTGAACTCGCTTACGAAACGAACTTGGTCAGCCTCTTTAGCATAGAAAAGTTCGAAACGCTCTTCCTCATTCAGAAGGTCTGTACCGAGGAACATATTGCTCAAACGGATAGCATAAATCTTATTTACACCGTTCAAACCTGGAGTTGCTACAACTTTGATTGGAGTACCGGGTAAGAAGAACTCGCTATCAGCCTTACCATCGAAAGCATAGTTGAACATATTAGTGTTCTTCAATGCGATTGTGTAAGTACGGAATACATCTTGACCGCACCAAATAGTCATATCATCTTTTGCAACAACAGTTGCAGGGATTGCTTTGTAAAGAGCATCGAAGATGGCTACTACGTTAGTAGTTGTGATTGCAGTTGCAGTACCACCAAAATAAGTTGCGTTGTTAGCTTCTACGGCAGAACTACCAACCAAAGTTACCAAACCTTGGAACTTATTCAAGTTTACGTTAGCACTTCCAGTTGAACCTTGCCAGATAGCAGTTTCAAGTTGTGCAGCGATACGAGCAGCTTTCTTGTCTGTATAATCAGAAGCGAAAGCGATTGAATCGTAACGGCTTCCCTCTGGTAAAGCCTTCTGAAGATATTTAGCTTCTAGGTCTTTAGGGCAAAGAGATTCGTTTACTTTAATTTTACCAACAGTTACAGTACGCTGAGTGAAAGTAGTTGAACCACTTGCGTTGAATCCGCAAGAGCCACCCGCTTGGAAGATAGCGTCAGTATCCATAATGTTGATTGTCTCGGCAGATTTTACACCTACCATCACGTTTCCTTGACTTTTAATCAAAGAAGCGGTTTTGCTTCCGAGTACGGAAGAAGTTACCAATAGAGCTTCATTCTCTTTGGTATAATTTGCTAATGCTGAAACATCAAAAGCCATTGTTATTAAATTTTAAGTTTTTAAAAATTTATTTTGCGTAATTAGAAAGAAAACGAGAGATTTTATCGTTTTTAGATTCGAAATGCTTTGTGAATTGCTTAGGTTGTGTAGGAGCAACTGAAGGAGTTTTAGTAAGTTCGATAACTACATCAGTAAGTTCAGAGATAGCCTTAGAGAACTTATCGTTCATTTGAGCAATATTCTCGCTCATTTTAACTTCAGCCTCTTTCTTGTAACTCTTCAACTCTTCGATTTGTGCTTCCATTTCAGCTACCTTCTTCTTCATTAATTCAACTTCTGATTCGGGTGCTTCGATTTCAACTTCTGGTACTTTAATCTCAAGGATTGTGCCTGTCTCATCCAAAACGATAACAGAACCATCAGCAAGAGTATGCTCTCCGACAGGAGCAGGAACTTCGTTCCCAGCCTCATCTAAAAGAGTAACCTTACCGCCAACCTCAAGTTTATCAACCATAACTTTTACACCACTCGCTAAAACGTATTCAGCGAAATTGGCTACGGCAACTTCTGGAGCAGCTTGTGCTTCAGCGAACATTGCCTTGATTTTTAATAATGCTTCTTGTGGAGACATAAAGAATTTACCCATAAATAGTAAACACTTATGTAAGTGACCAAATAGAAAAAAAATGGGAGCGTTAGAAAAAAAAGGGGAGCGTAGAAACACCCCCCTTCAAACAAAACTATGAAAACTAACTATGAAACCTCTTTTAGAATATTGATAATGTCTTGCATCATCTTTTCTTCTTTGGTATCGGTTTTGTAATTAAATATCCCTTCAACCGAAAACCCTTGCACTTTGCCATCCTTAATCATTTCCCAAACCTCATCATTGTCCACCTTAAAAGAACCAAACCAAGAGCCATCCTTAACATCTTCAAAACCTTTCATCGGATGAATACCCCTCTTTTCATCTACTATCCAACTCTCGAACATTGTTACCCCATCCATTACTTGACCAGAATCGTGCATCAAATTTACGTTATTTTGGTAACCTTTCTTGAAATATTTTTGAGCAATCTTTTTAATAGTGTCTTTAGTAAATACAACATAATATTCGCCATTGGAATCGTTACGATAAATAGGAGTATCGGCTAACATCAAAGCACCAGAAACAATCCTTTCTTCTTCATCTTGAATGGCAAACTTCTTTTTTTCAATTGAATTAATCTTAGCCTCTGCCCAACCTAAAGCGGTCTTTCCACCCCACGCATCGTACATCAATTTGCCACAACCATCTTCATAGCCTTTAGAGTTTTCTAAATCTACTAAATGCCTTGAAAGGTAAGAGTACATTCTTTTAATTGTCTCAAAAGAAATAGGCTCTCCGTTGGCTAATTGATTTGCTCTTTGCTTACCTACCGGTGTTCCGCAATCCCCCCATCCGTTTTCCTCTGTCCAATCCAAAACTCTTTTAGCGTTGTTTTTAACGGAATCCGGATAATCAGAATACGAATCTTGAAAAGCTAAAAATGATTTCTCAATTGCAGGTCTATCCACTAAGGCTACAAAATCAACTTCGACATTTGAATCTAAATCCTCTACTATATCTAATCGGTAAATTGGTAATTGTTTTTCCATAACTATAAATAGATTTTAACTTAATCTTGCAGCCCTATTGATTCTTCGGATTCTTTCTTGTGAGTTAGTAACATCACTTTCAAGGACATAGGAACGATTTGTTGCCGAACCTAATTGCTGAATAGAAGTAGAATCTAATTGTGTACGAGTATTAACCAATGGCGCAGAAGGTGTAATAGGGGCAGAACCAGATATTGAAGATACTGATGGTGTACTTCCCGAACCGCCTTTTGTACCCTTAACAGGTGGAACTTTTACCGCAGTAATTGCTCTTACTGTCTTTATGCCGGTAGCAACAATAGCTGCAACGTTAGCCACCTTTGCAATAACATCAAACGGAGATGGTAAAGTAGATTTTTGTTTTAACGCTTCTGAAGCACCTTGATAAGTATTAATTAAAGCAGTAGCAACACCTAAAGCCTTTCCTGCAAGTGTGTCCTCTCCAACAATAGCAGTTAAATTTTGAATTGCACTTCCAACTTCTTTTAATTGTTGTTTTTTAAGTTCAGCTTCTGCTAAAGCTATTTCTTTTTTTGCTTGACTTGCTTTTTCTTCTGCATCTACTTCTGCAAGTAAGTTGTTTGTAATTGCATCAAGTTCATCAAATGAATTTTGAATCTTTAAATCACTTGCCTCTTGCTCTGTTTGAACCTCTGCAAAAAGTTTATTTGTTAAAGCATCAACCTCTTCAGCACTACGTTGGTCAGCTATTACTTTTCTTTCATTATCATATTTCTGCCTTAGTACTTGTAATGCTTGTTGTTTAGCTTCTTCACTTGCTACACTTTTTTCAATCTCCGCTTTGTCTCTTTCAAATTGTGTTGCAATGCGTATCTCTTCTTTAACCTTTTCATCTTCTATTTCAGATAAAAAGATTTCATCACTTAATTGTTGTGTCCTTTGTTGTAGGTCAGCATCTGCTTGTTTTATTTCTTCATTTCTTGCTTTTCTATCATCTACAACTTTCTTATTTTCTTCTTGTCTTTTTTTTGTTTCTTCTTCTTGTTGTTTATTAATTCTGTTTACTTCTTGGATATCTAAAACCTCTTTATCGGTTTTTAATTTCCTAAATTCAGCCATCTCTTCTTCGTTAAGTTTACCAGTTGTTTTCAACTTATTACGAAGAACATTTAGTTCATTATCTGTACGTTGTAATCTTAATCTATAAATCTCTTCTTCTTTTCCACCTAACGCAGTAAGAACGGAAATTTGATTATCAATTTCTCCGTTCATTTTTTTAGTAGATAACGCAAGTTTCTCTTGAGCCTTCTCAGCATCAGAAGTTCTATTTGTCCAATCTATAATCTTATCAACTAAAACACCAATTCCAATAACTAAAACACCTATTCCTGTGGCAAGGATAGCACCACGCAAGGCTCTAAATGCTAATGAAGTTTGAGTAACTGCAACACCGAATGCCCTTTGAATTGCTCCTGCTGCTATCGTAGCAATGTTATAAGCCTTCTGAAATATCGTTGTATTTTGAATAACCGCACTTAGTTGTTTAAAGGAATCAATACTTTCTCCCAAAGTTTGCAAACCTTGAGAAACCGCCATTGCACTTTGAACTTTTAAAAGTGTTTTTTCTACTTTATCACTTTCAACTCCAACCAAACCTAAAGCACCTTGTACGGCAGCAAAACCACCAGCAACACCGCTTAACGTAGAAGTAAATGCTCGGAACTTAGCATCTGGGTTAAAAGCATCTGTTAAACTTTTAGCATCACCGATTCTATCTCTCAAATCGGCAGCCTTCTTTGCAGCATTTACTGCTTCTTGAGAAGTAGCACCAAATTTTTCAGATAGTTTTGTTACATCGGCTTGTGCTTCTCTTAATTGTTGTTTTAAAGAACCGACTGACCTGGTAGCTTCACTACCATCAACTTGTATTTTTAAACCTACTATTTCGTTTGCCATTATTCGTATGTTAATTCAATTACTCGTAAAAATTCACATTTAGTGCTTTCGGGGTTCGTAGGGTTGTAGTCAATAACTTTATTTAATCTCCACAAAGCACCATCAATATAAATTAGCTTTGAGAAATCTAAACCATAGATATCGGTTATCTTTAAATAGAGATAGCACATTAAAAGTTTAGAATCCTTATCGGTTATTTCTGCAACGTAATCACTCCAGAATCCGTTAAATAAATTAGCCGAAGGATAACTAACGCTCAAAGAAAAATATAGTTCTTTTGGCACACCGAAGTTTATATCAGAAGTAGGAGCATCGGGGTCATCTAAATGCCCTGCATAACCATAACTTGTTAGACCTGCACCTATGTTTTGGTTACCATCTTTAATATGCCAAGTTGTTACATCATTAACTTTGCGAACTTGCATTATTCGAATGTTATGGTCTACCGGGTCCTCTGATTGTGTGTTTTGAGTATTAGATAACTTAAAGATTGTTGGGAATACTTTATCCTCTCCAGAATAACCAACTAAAGGAGTAGCTGAAAATATTACTTCAGAAGTTTGTTTATCAGTTGCAAAATCATATCCTGTATCTTCAATATGGTCAGCATAACCTTGAGCATAATGTTTTGAATAATCCTCATTATAATAATCAGTATCCGGTTTATATTTAAACTCAAAGAATCTTCCGTTTAGTTCAGACATCGGCTTTAATTTAAAAGCCTTCTTCCTATCTACTTTTGCAGTCCAATCTAAATGTGAGGCAGAGTAATCATCTAACAGTAGAAGGTCTGTATTATCAATTAAAAGTTCTTCTTCAAGGTCATTAACTTGTAAGAAGTGAGCAGTAGTAGTATAGAAATCTATAAATGGAATAATCTTTAAATGCTTATCTCTTGTTGTATCTTCTACAATATAAAGATTAAACATTTTAATAATAGAAGAAATAAAATCTCTTTGAAATATCCCTTTTGGTACAGATTGATTAACCTCAAGCATATCGTCTATAACAAAATCAACAGGAATTAAACCAGGTGTTTGAATCTTAACTAATCCTTGTCCGATTTGAACGATTAATTCAAAATCAGTTGCAATATCTTGTCTGAATCTAAAAGAAACTATATCATTCGTATTTAAAGTAATATTTCCAGTAACTTTTAATTCAAATACAATTGGTGTACTAGATGATGAGCTTTCCCAACTATGCGTACCAATAACAGTTCCGTTTACTAATACGTCAAAATGAAAAGGGATAGAACTATTCTTTTGCCAACTTAATCTAATATCTGTTTGGTATTGCCCAGAAAAACTTGTACCTGTATATGTAAATTGCGTAAATGCTCCGTTGGGTGTATAGTTTTGTGTTAATTCAGAAATAGATAAAGGAAATAATTTAGAAGTTCCATCTAATTCCGTAAACGTATAACTTGAGTTTCTACGTTGGAAATTGTAATTTTTTAATCTTGAGAATGACTTTTGATTATTGGGAATTATTAATCTTTTAAATAAGTTTGAATTTAAAAAATCCCCTTCCCAAGTATAACCAGAATTGGTAATAATCTTATCGAAATATTCCCTAACAAATAAAGCAGGTCTCAATGCTTTATATGACCAATTTCTTTTCGGATGGTTATTATTATGGTGTGAAACTTGACCATAATCAATAAGTGGGTAATAATACCCCATTCCCGATGCCGTTGTACCCGATGCTTGTTGCCAAGAATTTACAATATTATTATAACTCCATTGATGGTCATAACTGCTAAAATCTAAATTCTCAAGTTTTAGATTATTTAAAGCCGTAATAAAACCGCCTAATTCACCGAAAACCGCACACTCGTATTCTATTGTTCCTCTGTCAATGGTTATCTCTAAAAGCCTTATAATGCCTTTAAATACTTGAATCTTGTCTACATATATAACACAACTTGCTGCTTTGGCTGCGTTAAAGTTGTAACCCACATTATCTGCTGAAGGGTTGTAGAAGTTGCTTGATGTGAACTCAAAAGTATGTCCGAATATTTTGTTGTTGACTGCATTACCGGGTAGGATTATTGTTTTAGAAAAGTTAGTATTTCGTGAAGCAAAATCTTGTATATCATCAATAGCATACGTGAACTCCGATGATAAATCTTTGCTTAAATCTAACCTAGTATCTTCAATGTAGATTTCAGTTATCATCTGAATTGAGAGTTTATATTATTGCTTATTTCAATGTCAAGTTCTAAATTATATGTCTTATCTGCGTAACGCTTTTTCTCTGTCCAAGTATTTGTGCTTATCTGAATAGGAAGGAAATTATTTCCTCTTTCGAGATATACTTCTGGAGAAGCAGTTAATTGTTTAACCCACAAATAATCTACATAACTTAACCAATCAGAGATTAACCTATATGTCAATTTTTGTCTAGTAGCAAATTGATTATAACCACCATACAAAACACCATAAGAATTTGCTCTACTCATTGATGCGTTATATACTCCATCGTTATAACCATACTCAAACCCTTCGAATGAACTCTTTTCTATGTTTCTAGTTTGTCTGTTTACTGCGGTAAAATCTATACTATCGTAACCACCAAGAGCATTTAAGAAGTGTAAAGTAACTACATCGTTTTGCGTACAATTCAAATAAACCCTTGCGGTGTTTTTTAAAGTACCCGCAATCTTTACTTTAACATCATAGTAAACAGTAGTAGAAGATATCGCAGTTGTAGCGAGATAAGCATTTATTGCTCTTGGCGAAATATCTAATAAAGCAAAGTCCTTAAAACTTACCCCTGCTCCTGTGTAGTTTGTTGTTGTACTTCCGTTATAAACCGATACATCAACAGAATGTGACTTAGTTGTATTCTCCGCATCGGATAGAAACGAAAGGAATAAATAACCGGTTTGTAATCTTTCTTTGTTAAAGTAGATATTTGAAAAATCTCTATTTGAAATAAAATTACCCTGGTATTGAGTTTCGTACTCTAACGGAGTAAGATACATAGGACTTGTCGGAGTATAAAGATAATCTTGAACATAGTTATATGCTCTCTTTGTACTTGTAACTAAATTTGTATAAGTAGTGCCATCGTATTCTTCCCCGAATTTAATTTCGAAATCTACATAAACATCTGAACCTGTATAAGAAAATGTAGAAGGTATTGTTATATTAGGTTTAAAATACGATGCCCAATAGTTTCTAATTATTGGAGATACATTAAAAATACCTTTTGTTGATACCGGTTGTGGATATGATTTTAACCTTGTCACAAGATTACCGCCTACATAAACATCACAAACATATTTAAAGTTTGTTTGCAAGTTATTATTTGAACCTACCACATACCACAACGGAGCGTGAAGGCTTGAATAAATATCTGGGGAACTATTGATTGTTATTGCCATTTTGTCGAATTATTACTTTTATATCTTGTCCTAATGTTTTTGCTATTCCTACACTAAAGTCATTACCGAAATACTTTTCTATTGCATTATCAAAGAATCCTGTTTTTCTTAATCCTTTTTTCTTAATGCCTACCGCTACCGCATAAGCTAAACTTTTCCTTCTTGTGCTTTCGTTAGACATATTAGATAACGATTGCCTTCTTGCTTGTCTTTGTGTAATTGCTACTTCGTTTGTTCTTATTGAATTTCTATTAACCCACGATTGGATATTAGAAAGCATCTTTCTACTAACACCTAAATTCTTAAATGAGTATTTAGAGTTTGGGGATTTACTTTTAACACCCTTTACCCCTTTGTTTACGAAGTCATAATATTTGGATGCGGGAGAGTTTTTCGGATAGCCAAGCGTTATTGAATAAGTACCGCCTCGCTTTGTTAATTCTCCTTGTGAAATATCATCACTTAAATTTCCAGTATCACTAATACCTAATACTTCGATATTATCTTTTACCTTTAAAATAAAGTTAGAAGCAGAAAGAATAATATATTGTTCAAGAATTGGTAATTGATTCAATTCAGCAAAATTCGTTCTACTAGAAGCTAACCTATCTAATAAACCACTAGATAGCAATTCATCTTGTAATTGTTTAATGCTTTTTGGCATACGCTTGTTTTAACTGCTCTGCTTCGTATTCGCTTTTCGATTTAAGATATGCCAAGTTATTAAGGAATTGGAGCGTAGGTAACTCATAAGCCTCTTCAAGCGTGATTCTTTCGAATGCAGCAACCAATTCGGTTTGGTATATCCATCCATAATACTGCATAAAGATTGATGAACCGCCTCGGCTTGATACCTCGTCAGCTTGTTCTCCATCATCTCCCGAATCAAATAATCCTTCGAACTCTTTATCCAATTTCTGTAAACTTGATAAAAAAAAACCACGCTTCCGAGGACTTGCGTTATTGGAGCTTCTAAAATATCCTGTGAGTACTCTTCGTGCCGACTTGCATCATACTTATCTACTTTCCAACCGAACAAGGTTCTTTTCATCGGCATAACCATACAAGCAGCTATCCTATGAAGGTTAGCGTTTACATCTTTACCGAAGTGTTTTGTTTCTATGTAACGAGCCGCAGGAATCTTTCTAACATCGTAGATACACTTGTAACGCTTTCCTTTGAGTTTTATAAACCTTTCGGGTTGTGGCTTGATTTCTTCGTGGATAAAAGAAATAGCCTTTAAAAGAGGCTGCAAATCGCTTACAGGCAAAGAATCTATTTCGTGTTCCGTTAAGCCGGTACAAATAGAAGCAGCACTTATTGCCAAATCTAAATCGGTAACATCTTTACTTTTTAAGAAAAGGTCATTAAGTTGTTGCCATTGAAATACGTTAAGGTCTTTCCAAGTCATACCCTTAAATAGAAAAACCCTTTCGTTTGTTCAAGCGAATGAATACTTCCCTTGTCCTGTGTTTCTTGTGTAGTGTTGCCAAGCTAAAGCAAGAGCCATTACGCAGTCATCGTGAAAGCCTTGCGGAGCGGAATACCGAACTCCGGTTGCGGTGTATTGATATTCAAATATTTCTAATTCGTTTACGATATGACCTTCGGGAAAGGTTATCTTCCTTTGTTGGATAGCCGAAGCCAAACCTTCCATTAATTGTTGCTTTGAAGTTGAAGTAAATCTAAAGCCGGTAACCATAACTCCTTCACGTTGTAAGTCCTCAAAGATAGGGTCGCCAACACCGGTTGAATCCACAAGTATCGGAACTTTCGGTAGGTTGGTAATAACTTGCTTTGTTTGTCGCCAGTCCTTTTGGAATCTATCAAAATAACAAACCGAACCATTGGTATCTAATCCTATTATTACGGAATAATCCACCGACTTGGCTAAATCCACTCCAAATACGATAGGCTCGTTTGTGCTTAATGGGTAAGTACATTGTTTGATAAAAGCCGAACCGAAAGGGTTTGCAGCATTCTCGGCTGGGTTAGCTAAATACTCTTGCTCGAATACCACTTGCGGTAATTGAATCCTTGCATCGTCTATTTCCGTTTTGTCTATGTGTGGGTTATCGTAAGTAGTGAACTTAAAACTCTCCCAATCTTCTTCGCCACCTTTTAAGAAAAGCGAATAGAAATAGTTTTTACCTTTTGGGGTTGAGATAAATAAAGCTCTCCCTTTGTAATCGGTCAAGGTAGGTCGGATAGAATTAAGCCATCCTTCTTCAAGATTCGGAATAAACGAAGCCTCATCAATTACTCCGAAGTGGAACTTTCTACCTCGTAGGTTATCTAATCGTTCTCCGGTAAAAAAGTACACCGCTCCGTTATTAGGGAACTTAATTGATAGTTCGGATTTGTTAGCCTCGAAGGGAACACATTTAATTAGTTGGTCGAAAAACACCCTTGCAAGTTGGTAGGTAGGTGTAATATAAAAAACTTGTTTTCCTTGTAAAGCATTGATAATGATTTCGATTTGCGATAGTTCGGACTTGCCGAATCTTCGACCAGCCATTACAACTCGAAAGCGTTTTGAACTGTCAAGGATTACTTGTTGGTTGATATGGGGTTGCGGTAGTTCGATTCTCATATTTTTAAATAGAAAAAGGGTAGTTTTTTTAATTCCTATTTAACATAATATAGCATAGGTAGTCAATACCTATTCAATAGGCATGGGGTAGGTATGGCATAGAGTACTGTGTACCCTATAAGATATAGAATAATACTATATTTAGTATTAAGAATTAGAGAATAAGAAAAGAAAATATATAAAAGAAAAGAATTTAGAGGCGATTTAAGAGCCTATTTTTTTAGCCAATACTTTATACTACTTTGAAAAGATAATCGAACCTTGCTACCTTAAAATGCGTTTAAATACACATTTAAGTATTTTAGACACACTTTACTATTTACTTCTATATTTTAGGGTAGATACACCCCCTCTATATCCGTAGAAGAGGGGAAAAGCCTTTCCAAGAGTATAGAGGAATATTTTAATCGGCTACCTCTATCAATCAGTTCCCATTTCTTGCCACCATATCCGGGGATGGGTATTACCGGGAGTTATTTAAAACTTCTACGTCAAGAGTTGTCAGGGGTAGGACATTGCTCTCACTTTTTCCCTACGTAACGAAATGAACTGAAAAGTTTTATTTTTTAGAAGCCGTTCTAAATGGAGTAAAACTTGGAAAAAACCTATGTCTAAATCTAAATAGATATCATTGAGTTATGTACCATTTAGAAAAATTTTGTAGGGTATTTAGGAAAATTGACATAGGTTATTCCTATTGTTCGCTTGAACGGCAAAGCTCCCTACTGGATTTCTCCAAGAACAATTATTTTATATTTTGCGCCGATGTGAGGACTCGAACCCCCATCCTCGGTTTTGGAGACCGATATTCTACCAATTGAACTACACCGACTCATAATATCGTTTTTCCATTTACAAATACTACTTCTATTCTACTATCGGATTGAACTTGTTGCGTTTCTTTTGGCTTTCCATAAACCCTCGTTAATAAGGTTTCAACCGAATACAACGAACCCTTCTCCAAACTCTTCCTCATAGCATTGGCGATTGTCTTTTCCAATATTGTAGCCTTTGGGTTATCCCAAACCTCTTTTAAATCATCCAAATCCATCTGAAGCATTACCTGGATAGTATCGTTAATCTCGGATAGTTTATAGCCTTGCTCCCTTAACAGAGTAACATACTTCTTTGGTCTGCCATTAGGATTCCTGACCTCTCCCTTTTTTGCAGGTATTAGGTTGTGTTCGTTTGCCATTTCTCTTTATTCCTTCTAATTTATTGAGCGGTAGGGTGGTACTGCCCCCCTTCTTTACCCTGGAATGGGTAACGCATTACTTTTATGCTTCTACCGCTTGTTTTCTTTCTTGTAAAGTTATCTTTTCACCTTTATACATTCCAGCACCCAATTCATCTATTTTGCTAAAAGGTATAATAGGTACATTTAATTTACAAGTTTTATCTATTAAATAAACATATTTTAATTGGAAACCTTCTAAAACTTCTGCTTCATAACCCATTTCTTTTAGCTTAGGTATATCGCTTTTCTTCATAAATGAAGTAGTCAAACCTAAATCATAGGTTTTCTTAATGTGAACTATTTTCCCATTCAATTTACAAATACCAGCATTTTTAGCAATGCCTACTAAATTAAACCCACTAGCTCTATAAATAGTTCCATCTCCGCATTGTGTACCATCTGAAAATGAAATTATCCATTTTATTTGCGGAGCGTTCTTTTTTATTAGTTTAATACTTATTGCTATACAACGACTCTCTGAGTTTTTAGGTAAGTAATTATCAAAAGCCATTCTATTAAGCTCTATAAATTCATTCCAGCCAGTATTTTTAACTAGGTTAATAGTTCCGTTTTTATTTATACTAGGACCGTAGCTTAATACCCCGTGTAGCTTATTATCAAGAAATGCTCCGAAGTGTAAAGTACTATTAGGAACTACCTTACCTGAGTAATGATATAGTTTTACAAACTCATTAGCGACTTTAGCTGGGATAACTTTTACTATAATATCCTTTGCCCTACCCATTATCTTTGATTTATCGTATTTGCTATTAACAAATATAAAGCATTTCCGTTTGAGTTCTCATTACCAAAAGTTTCGGCATACTTATATTCTTCGCTTTTCTTTATTTCTTCTATTACGTTTTTAATAACCTCAGCTTGTTGGTCAGCTAATGTAAAAGTCATTTGCTGAAATGGTGCTTTATCTCCATCTGGAAGAGAAAAGTTTTCACCTAAATCTTCTACATTTTCAAAACCTGGAATATCTAATCCCCACTCTTCGAGTTTATCCGAATCCCAATTATTTGCTAGGTCGTTCCAATCCCATTCCCCAAAGCCTACGTTGTCTTTAATGATAAATTCTTTTTGTTGCTCTTCGGTTAACTCGGATGCTTTTATAATGTGAACTTCTTTTAATCCGGATTCTTGACAAGCCTTTAACCGCATATTTCCACCGAGTACAATCATTTCTTCGTTTACTACGATAGGTCGAATCTCAAGCATTTGCGGAAACCTTTGGATTGACTTAACGAGTTTTTTAAACTTCTCATCCTTAATAATTCTTGGATTATTAGGATTGGCTTTTACTTTCGAGATTGGTATAAGTTCAGATTTCATATTCGGATTGGAAGATAGTGTAATCGTTATTGTCTTGATATTTTTGTGTTTCTCTTGCCCATAAGTAATCACACTTACTCAAGCCTTCATCTTTCATCTTTCTGTATGGGGTATCTTGACCGACATCGTGTCCTATGTGTTCAGACCTTAAATCGTGTAAGTAGTAGTTTATGTGACCGGTCATCTTTAACCGATAAGCATAATCCGAATCTTGCATTCCATAGGGGTCATAAGCCTCATTAAAATAACCAATCTTTTCTATTGCCGACATCGGTATTAATACATTTCCAAAGGAAGCATCTTGAGGGTGTATTTGGATTCCGTTTATTGTTTGTAAAGGGTTGATTCCTTCTACGCAATGTATTCCGCACATTCCAGTATTAGGGATATTTAAAGCTGCTTCTACCATTCTTAAAAGCCAATTGTCTGGCATTAAAATATCGTTAGCCATTGTTACCACCGCATCAAAGGCTTTGCTTCTTGATATTCCGTAGTTCAATGCTCTTGATATTCCTTTCATTCCTACTTGAGTAAAAGAAAAATCATACCCTGCGTTAGAGAAGTTTTTGTTCTTTACTTGCTCTGTAAAGGTGTGCCTTTCGTAATCTAAAAAGATAATATTAACGAGCATTGATTCCTAATTCTTTAACCGGAACTCCGGCATATTTATAATAAGGTTTCAAGATAGATTTCTTTCCTACAAAAGCCGAAGCACCAATCATACAACCTTCGGGTATTCTTACCTTTTGGTGTATGACCGCATTTAGTCCTATGTTACAATACTTTTCAATTATAGAGTGACCGCCTATTTTAGCACCGCAACTTATCGTTACACCTTCAGCAAGGATAGCATCGTGACCAACGTGAGAATGCTTCATCAAATAACAATCCTTACCTATTACAGTTCTTTTGTCCGTTCCAGAATCAACAGTTACCAATCCGGTTAATCTTGCTCCCGACATTATCAAAACCAACCCCTCGCAATCTTCTCTGCCTTTCCATTCCGCAGGTGCGCCTATAATACAATAAGCCCCGATATAAACATTCGGCTCTATTATAACTCCAGGATAGATTATTGCGGTTTCGTGTATAAACATTAGTTCGCTACTTTGAGATAATTAAGCTCTTCCTTGCCCACGATAGTTACGTTCCTTTCTATTATGTTTATTATGTCCTTTATGAGCCTTTCCTTTTCTTCGCTTTCCGAAAGTTGTCTTTCCAATAGTTCCTGATTTAGCCATAACTCAATTACCATTCATTGATTGATATAATTGTTTTCTTTTCTCGTTTACTTTAAATAAACTAAAGTTTGCAACTGCCCATTCGAATAGTTCCAAACCTTTCTCCTGTCTATAAATAGCATCTTGCGTGACTTTTTTAATCTCCTTGTACCAATCCCCTTGCTGATTAATCTGAATCATTGGCGAGTTTAAATAAGGTTCAACGTGACTACCAATAACAGGAATCTTCTTTGAAGCTGCTTCTAATAGTTTTAGATTGGATTTCATTGAATTAAACTTCGTTGCTCTTAACGGAACAATAGAACAATCCGCATCGTTATAGAAGTTCATATACTCCGTAACTGGAAGGAATCTTCTTGTGTCTCCTAACTTTAAACCACAAGTAAAGTTTGAAATCATCCTATGCCAAATAGCAGCAGAGCCTTCCCCAGAATCATCAAAACCACAAAGTTGAAAGTACACTTTACTTTTTAAATGAGAGTCGGAAGCTACCTTCTTAAAAGGGAACTGAATTAACTTAATATCCTCTTCGTGAGTTATTGAGCCAGTATAAACAAACTTAACTTTATCGGTGTACTCTCTAACATCTGTAAATTGGTCATTGCCATACGGAAGTGCATTCGGTAGAATAGCAACATTTGAGTTTATAGGTCTAATCTCGTTCCATAGTTTTTCGTTAGTACAAGTAACTAAATCTGCTGCTTTAATATGATTGATAATTTCTTGTGTTGGGTAAACACTTTCCAATATGTGAGACCTATCCAAAATCCAATAGTCATCAATATCGCAAATCATTTTAAAGCCATACTTGTTTCTCTTTTCTATTAGAGTTTCAAGTGGTGTGCCGGGTATAAATCTATTGAATAAAACAATATCAAAGTTTTCTTCTAATACCTCATCGGTTAAGGTATCGGTAAAGAAAGCATAAGTTTTCTCTAAATAGTAAATCGGTAACATTAATCGGTGATAACCAACACCGCTACCTTGTGATGTTAAAACAAGTATTCTCATTTTTTAGGTCTGCCTCTTTTCTTTGTTGGTAAAGTTATTTCTTGACTTTGCGGTTGTTCATTTATAGGTTGACTTTGCACATTCGATTGTTCAAAAAGTACAATTAATCTTTTTAGCATATCGAATACACACTCCCCACACCAATAGGTTAAATGAAATTGTCCATCTAAATATTCACGATACATTCTTTCGTATTGCCCAAGAACATCAAAAGGAATGTTACGAGTAAAACCGAGTTTAACTGATTCAAAGTTTATTATGTGTTGCTTACAGTAATCAATGTCTTTTTGATTCATACAAATTATTTAAAAAGTTTTTAAAGAATGGCGATACTACTCCCGCTCCAAACATTACAATTGTCATATCCGTAACCCAATTGGGTAACCAATATAAAGCTAATGCAGTCCAAGCGGTTAAACATAATGTACAATTGAATGGTTTGAAATCTAAATTCCATTTAAAGGGAAAACGATTTTGAGAAATAAAGTAAAAAGTAAAAAAGTTAGCTGCTAAAATAATTTCAATCAAGTTCATTGTTTCTAATTTTATATTTTAAAAGTGTCTTGGCTTTGCGAATTGTTTTAAGTAAAGAGCGATAAGGAATCTTTGTTTCTCTTGAAATTGCTAAAAGGTTTTTATTATGCGAATAGAGTTTTAAAAGTTCCGCTTCGTACCAATGCAAAACATCCATTCCTTGTTCTAGTTTGATAACTAGAGATTCATCATAATCTTCTTTTGGCGATTCGTAGGTAACAGGGATTTCTTGATACACTTGTCTGAACTTACGATAGAAGTTACTTCGGTCTGACTTAGCCATATTGAGGATAGTGCGAACAATAAAATACTTTAAATACCCTTGTTCGTACATCATAAAAAGTTTATCCGTATCCATTTCGCAAAGGACAAGAAAAACCTCTTGTTTAAGTTCATCTTGGAGTTCTACCGGTTGCATTTTACCGATAGCCTCATTGATGTCTTTTGAGTTATAAAGTTCCGTTATGATGTTTTCTCTATTCAGAAAATAGCGTTATTCGTTCCCCAATATAGTATACTTATTCTTATTCTTTTACTTATACTTCTTCTTCTTCTTTATCTTATAGCCTATCCAGTAGAGTATGGCATACCTACCCAATACCTATCAAATGGTCATTTTAGGCTAAAATAATACCCATCCTAACTAATTGATTTATAGTAAGTTAGCATATTAAGAAAAAAACTTAAAAAAAAGTGGAAGAAATATTTGGTATGTATCAAAGAA